TGCCTTTGCATCGTGTTCGGACTATCTCAAAAGGAAAGTCTGCACAATTTCCGATGACAGGAAAGTACCGAGATGCCTCGTACCATACACCTGGAAATGAGATCCTACCTTCTGCTTCAAAGCAGGGTGAGAGGATTGTAGAGATTGATGACTTACTCATTAATGCTCAATTCATTCCAAACATTGACGAAGCAATGTCCCATTTTGACATTCGTTCCGTCTACACTCAAGAAGCTGGATTTGCATTAGCAAAAGTAGCCGATGAGAACATTCTGAGGATGGCTATAAAAGCCGCTATCTCAGAAAATGCAACTATTGGTGCCTTAAATATTCAAAAGCATAGTGCGTTTGATGATGAGGATTTTACAGGTAACGTAACTTTTGGTGCGGATCTTGCTGGTCATACAGCCGCTGTCGCTGATGCACGTGATCCTAAGTTCATTGCTCAAGCTATCATGGATGCTAGACGTATCTTTGATAATGCCAATGTTCCAGGAGAACCTTTTGTAGTCATGCCTTCTGACATGTACTATGATATGTTTAAAGTGCATGGAACCAGTAACCTAAATGACCTCGCTATCTTTAACAGAGATATTGGAGGATCAGGAAGTGTTGCTAGTGGACAAGTACCTACCATTCTTGGTATGCCTGTCTACGTCACACAGCACCTTGGGTACTATAGTTCTGGAACCACTTGGGTTTCCAACTTGTACTATCAAGCATCATCAGATGCTACAGCAACAGCAGGAAAAGACTCCTTACATAAAGATGTAAGTGCAGATACAAGTTCACCAATTCCTTTGGTAAACACTGCTGGATCTGGTAGATCAACTGGTACTGTATCGGCAACTGTTGGTAACTCAGTTTATGATATTCCTAAAGGAGCATCGTCAACCATTGCAGGACAAGCAAGTAAGTTTGCATCCACAATGGCTGCTACCAAACTGAGGGCACTTGTGATGACTACTGATGCAGTAGCCACTGCAAAGTTAATGGATATGTCTGTTGAGTCAGAGTATCAGATTAACCGTCAGGGTACCTTAATGGTGTCCAAGTACGCTATGGGTCACAACATCTTGCGACCTGCGTGTGCTGTTGGATTATTTAGTGTTTAATCCAATTATGTAACTCCGGATAGGGAGGACTCTTTAACTAGGGTTCTCCCTTTTTTTTCATCATGACTGACAAATACCTCAAAAGACCTATAGAAAACCAACCACAACGTAAAACATTTACCATCATACCTATTGAAGATAGACTAAACTTAGAACGTGCCCACTATGAGTTAAGAGGTCACACACCTACCAAAGAAGGAGCCAGTGAAGCTCTTAGAAGATTAGAAAGTATTTACGTTGAACAAGGGGGAGGCAGTAATATTGTAGATTACCCAACTATTTCATGGGAAGATTCTATTAATGCCTCACGTAATATAAGAAACACAGTACCCACCGAAAAGTCCAAACTATCCCCAAAGTTAGGTAGAGTACCTGACGAGATGTTGAGAGCATTCCAGAAAAAAACTGGATATTTGTTTAGAGCATTAAGAGGTGGTAGTGGTATTGGTTTACTTTTTGATCCTTTGGTTCAAGAAGGTATTAGAATGAAAGAGGACTTTGATCTTAGGGCTATGGTTATCTCTGCTTATGCACTTACCAACCCAAAAGGTGCATGGGACAATAAAGGAGAACTAATCGACTTCCTACTAGACAACAAAGGTACACTAGAGAATTTAAAGAGAACAGATCAACAAGCCTATGAAGCCGCTTTGTATGGCTATATTACAGATTGGCAAAGGTTAAATCAATATGATATGCTACCAGAGCAACTTGAGGCTTTGCATCAGCAAGACCTTTGGAACTATTTAGGGTCTCCTAGTCAACTATCTTCCCATCCTAACTTGCAAGGTCCGTCTGTAATCATGGATTTAGATTGGGGGCTACCTAAGTTTGTAGCACATGGATCAAAAGGAGTGTCTCCGATTACAGAATTTTCACAACAAAGAAAACAATGGAACGATGGTCCTGGGCAAGAGTTTGGTGCAGGATTCTTTGGTACATCAGGACAAGCGTTAGACATTACATCCAGATTGAGATCAGAGTTTGATCCTGTTAGTGGTGAGAGAACAGAGAAAGAAGGGTATGTATTACCTGGAGTTAAAGGTGTAAGAAACGAAGTAGCTAGAGCAGAGGCAAGAGAAGCTCAAGGTGCCACAAGCACTACAGGTCAAGCTGGTATACAGAGAGAAGGAAGATCAGCAGAAGGAACAAAACCATTTGCAGGAGTTGTACAAGGAAAACAGATTGATCCTAAGTATTACATGGGTGTCCTAGATATAAAAAATCCTATGATTGTATATGGTGATGTGGGGTGGTGGACTCCTTCTAATATCTTAGCTTACATGGCTAATGACCGAGAGTTTAAACCAGATCAGACATACCATGACGATCATGTTGGAATCAATGTTTTTATGGGACCACGAGAGAATCTTTTAGCTAAAGCTAATTCTTCTTTTACTTACTCTCATCAGAAAGGGGTCTATTCAGAAAAAGGTGAAGACTTTTATACACTAAATAAAAAGTATAAAATACCTGAGTCACAACATAGTGAGTATGGGTCTGGCACAGTATTTAAGATGCTACTTGAGTATGCTCAGGTACATGCAAAAAAAGATGGACAAACTTTACTAAGATCAGAACTAAAAGGAGAAGAAGAACCTCAGTTATCGGAAGAAGACTTGTTTTATCTACAACAAGCTGGAGGAGGAGATGATCTTGACCTTGATGCAATCGCTGATCAAATTTTAGATGAGAACAAAGACCAAGAAGAAGAACAATTTAATTACTATATGAACCTAGCGTTAAAAGACTTCTTTCTAAATGATCTAGGTTACGATGGTATACAGTTCTTCAACTCAGTAGAAGACAAACAACAAGGAGACTGGTCTTATATCATATTAGATGGGTCTCAGTTTAAAAACATAATGCAGAGGAAACCTACAGGAACAGGATACTCTAAAGACGATAAACGTCACATGTCTAAAAGAAACACAGATAGATTCAAAAAGGTAGCATGAGCCTAAGTCCTACAGATGAATTAGAAGCAATTAATACTATGTTGATGAGCATAGGAGAACAACCTGTGCAAACAGATGATTTTGCAGGTCTCTCCGATGCTGCTATAGCCCACAAAATACTTAGAAATGTTTCTCGTGCTGTGCAATCGAGAGGATGGATATTTAACACAGACTTAGACGATGAATTAGTAGCAGATAACAGTCTTGGCGACAAAGGTGTTATTAATATCCCTAACAATGTATTAAGAGTAGACGTAACATCCAGGGTTAGAGATGGAGCTACTGATATAGTAGAACGTGGGAGGCAATTATACGACAGACAAACTAACAATAACCTTTTTGACGCAGGTACTAAAGTAAGAGTAAATTTAGTTAAATATTTGATATTTGAGCACTTACCAGAGCCAGCACGTAGATACATTTCTATTAGATCGGCCCGCATATTTCACGATAGAGTTGTAGGGTCAGGTGAGTTACATAGATTCTATCAAGAAGATGAGATGCAAGCGTGGCACACGTTGTTAGAGTATGAAGGAGATGTGGCTGACTACAACATATTTGACAACTATGATGTGTATAGAGTTGTAGATAGGTCAGTAAACTCTCAGTTTGGGCTAAAAAGAAACCTAGTTGACTCAGTAGAAACAGAATAATGCCTTTAATATCTGGAACTATACCTAGTCTTATAAATGGAGTATCACAGCAACCTGCTACTCTACGTATGCCAACCCAAGGTGAAGTTCAGGAAAATGGATTTTCTCATATTACACGTGGGTTGGAAAAGAGACCATGTACTGAGCATGTGTCGAATGTAGGTGTTAATTCTACAAATGCTAACGATGTGTATATCCATACGATACGTAGGTCAGAGGACGAGGCTTATGCTTTTATTTGTAAAGGTGGTGAGTTAAGTGCAGATGGTGCTACAATAACTACTCAACCTTCGTTCAAGCTAATAGATTTAACTGGGTTTGCTACTGGTACTGCTGGTAATGAGGTGTTTATACAACCAGATAATGTAACATCAGGAAACGTAACTCAAAACGGAACAATAGTCGATGATGTAAAAAAGTATTTGTGTATGGACAATGGTGTTACTTTTACACCCAACAAGTTCTCCACAACTACAGTTGCTGACTTTAGTTTTATCCTGAACAAAGACAAGAAGGTAAAGAAAGCTA